ATATCTATGCTTTTCGCCTGTTGGTTAACTTTTCATTATCAGAAACCAGTCTTATATACCCTATAATCCCATTCTATTTTATAGTCAAGACTTATTTTCTAATTCTTTTACTTCTTCAAACGTAGTTTCAATACTGTACTGTTCCTTCAAGTCCTGTAACTTCTTCTCAACCTCTTCTCTTGACATAGAATCTATAGTGCCTGTGAGTATTTCTTTCTTATCAACATACAACCCAGCAATCTGTCCACGCCGAGTCTCCGCAGCTACGGCAGCATTATAATTACCAGCAGATGACGCTTGATCTCTAATTCTAGCCAATGTAGATAGCGACCTTTCCTGAGTACACTTGTACCGATCCATCACAGCTCTTCTTTCTACCTCAATAGCTTTTGCAGTTAATGGTGATTTTTCAGGGTTTTGCAGTTCAGAAGCTCTCACCCGTGCAGAACCAGCTGCATACCCAGCATCAACTGCACATTGTGTAGCTGTTTTCAAACCTTCAGAATGGACAAGAAATAACACAAATCTTCTTTGTTTTTCGGATAATTTCCTATCAAATAATGCGTCAGAGAACGCTTCAGGTATAATTAGTTCTTTACTATCTTCCATAATGCATCAATCTTATAGATGTTTTTCTTAAAAAAATATATTTTATACAAAAATCTCAAGAAATGCGAGTTTTTTTCGTAAAATATAACTATTTTGTAACTTGTAAATAATTGTAAGTTACAAGAAGTTACAAAAAAAGCTAAGTATTCTACTGCTTGTAACCTTGTTACCTTGTAACTTGTGTTTTACAAAAAAATAATTAAAAAAATATTTTGAGTAGAAACATCTATTAGAAACGCTGTTTATGAAAACATCTTTGGATCTTCACGCACCAATCTTAGTGCTTTGTCCAACGCTTCTCTGCCATCAGTCATGATGACTTCCCATTCATCAGCAGTGTATACTCTATCGTGTTTTGGATTATAAAATTTAATGGAGACATCTCCACAGTGTCTACATTTATAGACTTTTCTTACTGGGCTTTCTGGTAGTTTGGTGTACATACCTTTTGATCCTTTGTAATGGAAATAATACCACATTTTCAGGTAAATTTTCCTTAAAATATATTGAATCCATGACTTTCATTGATTCAATTCGTTCATATTGGTCGTTGGTCCGTGATGCGAGGATCGCGTCCAATAAATCTCGTTGCTTTAATATCTCTTGATCGCTCATTTTCCTAATTTTGACACTTTTTTCAATCTAGTTCCAACAGGGCCTTTACTTTGAATAGATTTTCTCTTACCAAATTGTTTTTTTAACATTGCAACATTTGCTTTCAATGCATCAGAGCCCATACTTCCACCTGCTTTTTTAATTTCTTTTTTTAATTTTGTCATTAAACCTGGTGTAAGTTTTAATGATTCTAATGCATTAACAATATCATCTTTATTTAATCGTCCAGCTGGTTTTCTTGTTTTAGCTAGTTCAAATGCTTTTCTAGTTCTACTTAATTTTTGTTTTGGTGGCATAATACTCTCCTAATCTATTTTAAATATTTTTTCATTATTACCAGGATTTGACCCTGTTCTAAACTTTTTAGTTTTACTATTATATATTACAAAACTTTTTTTCTTTGGTTTAGGTTTAATTCTATTCGGATTTTTTGGCTTTTTCTTTGGTACAATTTTACCTATTTTTTTTGATTCAGCCACTTTTGAATACACTCTATCAAGCATTTCATCTACTTCTTTTCTTCGTGCATCACGTTGACTTTTAACAACCGTAGCTCTTCCAACACTCTCTGCTGCTTCACCACCCATGGCTTTCTTAATAGGTTTTGCTCGTGACATTTGTTGTCTTCTTTTGACAAATGCAGATGCGGATTTAGCAGCTTTATCGCCACCTAATTTTTTTCTTCTTTTAAGAAATTTACTGGCACCTTTGGCTCCAATAGTTGCCAACAATCTTACCATTCCGCCCATGTTTCAGCCTTTCATTTTGACGGAGCCGCCGTAGTTAGGCATTTCGCTTTACAGGCAGCTCCTATCGGGAGTTACATATGTTTAAAAACATTTGCTACCCGAAACTATAAGGTAAAAAACATGTTGACACAACTAAAAAGGAGGTTCTTCTCCCTTCTTAACTTCTACAATTGGTTTACTCTGGATGAATTTTGTAGTTTTTAAATGATTCGGGGTCCAAGGGCGGTCCATAGTAGATGACAGGGCTGTTCTTGTCACCTTCGGTCCATGTTTGGTGGTAGTGTTGATTTTCTTTGAGCTCCCCTTGTGAGTTACAAACCTTACACTGCTCAATGTTAGTCTCTGCTTCAAATGATAACCTAATGTACCCATTACCTTTACAATGACTGCATATAATCATAACGCCTCCATAAAATTTTTCTAATTCGCTCCCATCTCATACGGGTAGCTATCTCTCTCCAGTTCCGTGGTTCGCGAACAGCGTTCTTCGAAACTTTAGCATACTCTCGTAGCAATCGTTCTTTTAGTGGCGTCTTGCGGCCCATTCCATTCCCTCTTTCTCTTTAGCTAATCTTTCTGATTCAATTCTATTCTCTAATTCTTCAATTTTTACATTGAAATATTTTCGCAAAGACCATCTCCCTACAAAAAATCCTAAAACAAATATGCCTACAATGGCGGTAAGATGCCATAACTGAAACATATCTCCTCCTTTCTACAAAGCATTGTTTTATCATACAGCCAAGTACAGTATTCATCACTCATCTTACCCTGTAAGAATTCATTATATCGACAATCACGCATGAAAGTCTGATACGGCGAATAATATACCAAAATGTATACACCCGCCAGTATCGTCCCACATAAGCATATAATGCCTATGATTTTTGCAATGAATTGTAACATCTTAAACAGTACCAAATATAGATTGCCTTGCCTTCTTCTTGACACATCATGTTATCGGTTAAGTATTCGCGGCTACAACTATTGCAGCACTTTCTTTCATACTTCCATTCAGGTTTAAATTTTCTGTATGATCTAAACTTTGGCATGATTGTTTGTGTTCTCATGCTGCTAGTTTTCTTTTCTTCGCTTCTTGTTTTACTAAATATGTTATTTGCATACCTGCCGACCTGTCGTCGGCGGCGGCTATCTTCTTCAACAACTTGTAAGTCTCAATGGCAACTGCCACACTTTTAAACTTCTTCGTGTTCATCCCGTCTCCTTTAATTTATGTGGCAACTTTGATAAATGTTCCTGCATTTCAATGTCACCAAAATCAAAGGCAGGTTGTTCGGGTTCGTGAGCCGCGGACGGTGTAAACTTTCTACCTGCATTGCGTGCCAGTTTACTCCAATCATCAGTAAATTCCATTTGAAGTTTAAACATTTGCTCATCACCAAGTAACTTAGCATTACGAGCATTTTCTAAACACCCTTTTGCTCTAGTTAAACGCACCCCAAGACGAAATCCTTCTTTAAATGTCGCCTCGTAATCTTTTTTTAGTTTCATACTTTCTCCTTCATTAGTGTGAGTAGGGGGATTCTTTGACTACCCCCAACCTTTTCGCGACAAGTCAATATGTCCTATATTAACTACTACTTCAGTACCAAACCTCACACCCTCAGTCATGCGACCATACCTTGTGAGACCCGTGCCTTACTACCTTGTTACAGTTGTTCAGCCATACTCAGAGAATGTTGCACCATTCTCATTTAAATAATGCTTTAATCTAATTTAATGGGAGTGTCAAGTTTCTTTTTTTATTTCTTCTACACATTCTATGGAAAAACGAAAGTATGGGTTCTTTTCAAACTTTGTCCAGCTTTGCTCAATTAATTGACATTGTTCTTTATTAAATTTCATACTTAAAACAGATTGATTACCTGTATACACCCATGAATGACCATTAAAACCCCATAAACTTATTACTAATACAAAAGTTTTAATCACCTGCATCGCCCCAATTGTCACCGCATTCAACGTCGACTTTACTTGGGACAGAGAGTTCAACACAGTTTTCCATAATATCTTTAATCTTAATCTTATCTGCATCGCTTGCAACAGAAAAGTCAAGTTCATCATGTACTTGTATGTGTGCCAGGTAGCCCTCTTTAGATAATTCTAACATTGCTTTCTTTGTTTGATCAGCCGCAGATCCTTGTATTAATCTATTAAGTGCCTTGTATGTCCAGGCACGTTTAATCATATGTTCGCCATATTGTTGTTGAGCTTCAGCTAATGGTAGAGACTTTTGTCCCCACTCATTGGTTGGTTCCCATTGATCAAATCGACATTTTCTACCCTCTAATGTAGATAGATAACCTTTCTTACCAGCTTTGTGCATTGTATCATTCATCAATTGCTTAACAAACGGCACACGTTGATTGTATGCTGCAAGCAATTCACTCGCTGTTTCAAGATTA